TAGTAAAAGTACTAAATTTAACTATTGAATATGCCATTCCTTTAAAGGCAGTTCTAATAGATGAAACACAACGGTCGTCTTCTTTTTCTATAATACCTTTAGTAATATAAGTTAAAAAAGAATTTAACTTATTAATTGTGTCAAGAAGTTCAGCATTAACTTTTATTGTCTTTCTGTTTGATTCTCGTTCTTTTTTATTATCGAGAATTTTAGTAATAACTAAATAACTAAATATAACTAAAGTTGGAAGCCAACCATATTCAAAACCTTTAAAAAGCCATTCCATATAACAACAAAAAAGACTGATAATGCCATTAATAGTATAACTATTTTTGACAGTATCAGTCCTTTACTTAATCCGTATTGTTAGTCAACGAGAGCTTTACAAACAGTCTCGAACGTTTCAATAGAAGCAGAACCTGTCGGAAAAGCAACCTGAATAATTTGATTAACAACATCATCAACAGTTTTTACTTCACGAGGTTCACTAAATTTGAGAGTAAAGATTGTATAACCAACATCAGTAGCTTTAGGCTGAGCAAGAGGGTCAAGAGGATAATTAGGATACATATAATGAACATCGTCCATAAGTGTATACTCAAATCCAGCATCTGCGGCAGCCTTATTAGCAAGGTCGGCTACATAATCAGCATCTCCATAAGCTTTCTTGAAAGCAGTTGTATTTACAACAGCTGCATCAACAAGATAATCAGCAGGAACTACCGTAAAATCACAATCTTTTGTGTTAGCTGTAAAAGTAAGAACTTTATCTGCATAAGTTACAGTTACATCTGTACCAACTACATTATCCTGGAAATACTTTAACAAAGCAGCTCCAATAGTAGCAGTAGTATCAGAAGACTTAGCGTGAACAGTAGCAGACCATTTATTTCTCTCATTAAACTTAACTCCTTTCTTAACAAGGATAATTGTGTAATCCTGATTAGGAATAATATCCTCTGGAAGAGTTACAGTGTAAACAGGCTTGGCAGCAGCTTGATAAACACCTTTTACATAAGAGAAATGATGCTTATAAATTGGAAGAACAACATTTCCTGCGGCACCTTGACGAAGAAGAACAAGAACACCTTTGTCCTTAATCTCAGCACCAGTAGCAGTAAAAGCAGTTTTACCGTTAGCATCGAGATATGCGAATCCTACTTTTCCAGCATCAGCAGCGGCAGCAGCATCAACAGTTTTTGTAGGATAATCAGCATTTGCACCAAGAATAAATTGTCTCATATTCTATTATTTATTTGTTAACTTTGTATACTTTGAGAAGTAGAACCAACAGAAGAAAAATACTTTTGAACAGCAGTTTCAACTATTTCATGATGAAGATAATCGGGAAGATTACAATCAACACATAAATCTTCATTATCGTCTAAATGAACAATAGCAGGATTTTCTATGTATCGAATTAAGAGAACTTGTGGAACTTTATCTGTTGTTCCATTTTGTATCTCAATAATCATTCCGTTATCATCAAACATTGTAACAATCGGATAAGCAACAGATGCACGATTGCAATAATCAGCATTAGTATCTTCAACTTTATCTGGTTCAACAAATCTACACTTGATATATCGTCCATCACCATAAGAAAGTGCAAAGGAACAGAAATACATTACATTTGTCAAGTTTGCTATACGAAGATGAATAGGAAGTTTATCTTCAAATGACAAATCAATTTCATTTCTTTTATATAAAGTTCTTATGGCATTTATTGGACTAATCGTATCATTCTGAATCGTAACTTTATCTTGGAATTGCATTGTGCTATTACTCAAAACAATTTTACGAACAGTATCAACAATAGCATCATTAAGATAAGTATCAATAGACTCAGGAAGAATAGCTCTGACTAATTGCAAACCCATTGCTTGACCCAAAGTCCTAAACAATACGTGCATCTCTTGTATCGTCATATTAATAGTTTTTAAGTTTATTGCTTAAAGCAGAAACTACTGAAGCATTATCCGGGTTCTTAAACCAAATTACAGCCTCCTTAACATTACTTCCAATGAATTCTCCACTAGGAAGAACTATATTTTGATTATTAGGAAGTCTTGTAAGTTCTCCACGAGAAATAAGTTTTTCAATTGTAGCAACAAGTCTAATGTCTTTATCGCCACAAATCTTATTAAACTTAACAGGCTCAGTAGCACTAAATTTATCAAGATTGTTTTCTTTTACAATGGTAGATTCAGCCAAAGAAGAAATAATAGGCAGACCATAGAAATTACAATACTGAATATAAACAGCATCGAAAAGTTCTTTATCTTGAACGCAGTTAAGATAATTAGACTTAGCTCTATTGACTTCTGTCCTAAACTTAGCCAGTTTTTCAGCTTCCTTTTGGTCATCTTTAAAGTAAAATCTAACATTAGGGTCTGAATTAATAAAAGCAATATCTTTTGCAACATCATTATAGAGTAAACAATGTCTATAAATAAGATACTCTTCTACATTGTCAGGATACCCATATTGATATTTAGTACTTTCAAGAGCATTAAGTTTGACAATTTTGTTTTTAAGAGCTTCTTTAAGTTTATTAAGGTCTTGACGCGGAAAAGCATCGTATTCCTCATTAATCTTATTTTCTTGTTCTTTAATAGCAAAAAAGTCTCTCTTTTTATAATAATGAAAACTAATATTAAGAGTCTTTCCAATCTCATCAACTTTAACTTGGAAGTTATTAAGATATTGTTTTACTCTTGTAATAAAATTTTCATTATTAGGAGCTAAACCTATAATATTAGGAAAATAAGCCTCAACCTCAGCTTTATTAGCAGAAAGAGTACGAGAAGAAGAAATTGAACTTCCAATATAATCACTACGTTTACCAATGATTTTATCATTAGCTTTACGATAAAGTGAATAATTTTTTACAAGAGAAATACTAACACTTCTTCTGTCAAAATATTCTCTATCAAGAGATTCATTTTCTTCACGTTGAACACCTAAATCTACTTTAACTTCTCCTGCATTAGGTTGAGGAGTATTTGTAGGAACTTTCTGTTCATTACTATCATTGGGAACAGCACCCATTGCAAATTTAATTGTACCAGAATCAGCCATAACTTAGTTATTTATATTTTTATTTATTAGAGCGAACACTTCAGCAAGAACATCTTCGTAGAGTTGTTCACCTGAAGTCCAATAGAAGATTTAACCTCATAACGAGCCATATCAACTTCAGTAGCTGCATGATTGGTATTAGGCAGACCCCAGCAAGCTGGAATATCAGTCATACCCTCAATAACCTTGGCTTTGTAAATCTGACCTTTCTGACGAACAAGACGAACATTACGTTGTCCCTCATAAGTAGAAAAATCAATAAACGCAGCTTGGTGAGAAGTAAGAGGATAGCCTGTACGAGGGTGAATCATACCGTTTTGTTTAGCAGCTTCAGCAATAGTTCCTTTATCGAAGAAAGAGCAATGTTTGGCTGTAATTGTATGACCTTCTACAGTCTTATACTTACGGAAATAAGCACCATATTCAAGACCGTCACTAGAACCTTGGATTTCTTTTTCACCAAGAGGAGTAAGGAAACCATTCTCTTTAGCATCAAGCTTCATAGCCTCATCAAAGTCCTCAAGGAAACCTTTACCACCCATAAGTACAATATCCATTGTACCAGTATCAGTATCTCTTTCAAGAACATCACCAACAGTTCTCTTAATCTTAGAAAGAGTAAGATACTCTCCATAAGTATCATAATTAGATTCACGGCAAATTTCAAGCATACCAGCGGTATGAGGAATTGGCTTACCATTATCTCTATCTTTAAGACCAATTTCACCATTTACGTTACGGTTATATTCGGCAAGCCAAAGTCTTTCCTCATTCATAACACGCATTGTAAGGTTAAATTGGCGCATTTCCTCATTAATCCAAAGTTTAGAAGAACCGCCTTGAGCATTCTTAAACTCATATTGAGTAACTACGTTAGCAAGATTACCTGCAATTTCTTTAGAATATCTATGGAACTCCAATTGAGAAGTCATCTTACCATAAGACATAGAATTACTTCTATTACCTTTAGAGTAAGATTCACTAATAGTAGGAGCACTCATAGACCAATACATTCCTTGCTTAAGGAAATCTGGATTTACATAAGCTTCTGGATTAGGAGTTGTAAGTTTAAGAATATAGGCATACCCATAAGGACTTTCACCTAAATCTTTTTGAATACGAACTTGAGTCATTCCATCAGGAGCAATAAGACCATACTGCTCAATAAACCAATGAGTAGCAAAATGAACCTCAAATTCAACACCACCTTTACCAGGAGTAGTATTAGCAGAATTGAAATAAGTAACCATATCAGTAAACTTCATTCTACCCATAACAGGCCAAGTCCACTGAACAGTATCAATATCAACAACTCCTGCTTTACCCTGACCCTCAGTCATAAATGTAAGAGGGAATCTATCATCGTCCATACCATAATTATAAGTAAGGAACGAATTAATTTCTACCGGTTTTTGAAGTTGAAGATATGCAATGCTTTCTTCATTAGAATATCCTCTGTCCTCATAACGACCAGAAGAAATTTTACGCATTTTATACATACGACTTAAACTTTTAAATTAAACATAAATAATAAGAAAAGATTAATAACCAAGGTCAATATCTTTTCCATTCTTTGCATCATTAGTAGTAGGTTTAGTAATCTTTAAAGTAGATTTATTATTTTGTTTGGCTTTAAGTCTAATAGATTTAACTTCTTTTTCATTAATAGCCATATCTACAAGATTAGAATAATTACCACCAACAAATGTTAGATAAGCACGAAGAATTTCATCATCTCTACGAGCATTTTGGTCTTGGGCTGCCAAATCTCTTTGATATTGAGAAAAACCTTCTTTATCAACTCTATAAAGATAATTGAAGAAATCATTAGGCGTAACAGTAAGTTTTTGTCCGTTTCTATTAATAATAATAGATTCAGGAATTTGATAATTAGCAATTTTTCTACTATCTATAACTTCTTTAACGCCATTCCAATAATCTTGGTAATAACGTATTTCTTCATCTTGTGCTTTCTTTGCTTCTTCTGCAAGTTTAGCTTTTCGGTCAGCATCGTATTGTTTAAGGTTATTAAGTTCATCTTCTGCAATAGTAGCAAGACTACCACTAGATTTAAGATAATCTATATAACCTTCAACATCGCCTTTAGCACCTCTTTCTTTCCAAGCAGTACGAATAATTTCTTTTTGCTGTTCCTCATTATCTTTGTCTAAAGTGACATCACTTCTATCAACAACTTCATTAAATCCTTCAAGACTGTTTCCATTAGCTTTATAATAGTTAATAGCATCTTTAATAAAAGGATATTGAGTAAACAAAGTATTAAGAGCAGCTTCAGTTACATCATTTTTAGATACTTCAACAACGGCATCAATGTAACTTTTTATACCATTAGCAGTATTTTCAAATTGTATAGGTTTTTCGTCATCATCGACAATTTCAGTGCCAACAGCTTTTATAATGTTGTCAATAGTAATATCATTTTCATTTGTATCATCTACATTGAAACTTTTAATCCAATCAGCAACATCTTTAGCTTCCTTAAAAATAGCACCTTTATCATCAATGACATTTCCGTTTTCATCAACTGTATAAGTTTTATCATCAAGTTCAAATTTAGTACCAGGAGAATATTCAAATTTATTTTCTTCAAGACCCTTATCTTTTTCATCTTCTTTATGGTCTTCTTTTTCTCCATTATTAGCATCATTTCCTAAATCAGTAGCACCATTAGAAGTTTCTACTTTACCAGTAGAAATATTAGTTTTTTCTTCTGTTGGAGGAATAAGTTCGTTTCCTTTTCCACCATCAGTAGGAGGAGTAACATCTGTACTTGTCTCACCTCCAAAACCAAAATCAAAATCAGGCATATCTTTATCAGTTTTAAGAAGTTTACTTTATGCAATTATACAAATTTCATTAATAAGTTCAATAATAAAATCATTAATAACTTTACTAAAAACCTATTTAATAAATAATACTGTGAAATATAAAACTAAAAGATTTTATAAATTTCAATCAATTTTAAGCCTCTCTAATGCAAAGATAGTCTATATCTGATTAATACCTCATTCGATACTATAAAAGTGCATTAGAGCACAAAGGAAGTACCAATAAGACAAAATTAAACTGCCTGTAAAAGAGTATTCAGTCGATTCCTTTACAGGCAGTTTGCTATTAAATTACCATTTCCAATATCATCTTATTTTTTACTTCCAGATTTAGTATCATATTTATTCTTATTTTCTTTAGCAATTTTAAGTTTAGTATCAATATCCTTTTCTTTAACTTGTCTATCTCGTTCTGCATTAAAGAAATCAATAGCCATCTTTTGGCGTTCAATACTATTTTTGTCTTGCTGAATAGCATTACGTTGAGCTTCAAGTCTATCAATACCTTCTTGTTTTTCAGTATCAGAAACATTTCCAGGATAAGAAACCATATTAGCATCAGCACGAATAAGTTCAATTTGTTTATCAATTTCACCTTCAAGAAGTTTAGTTTTTCTATCTTCTTCTCCTTTCATTTGTATCTTTTGCAACTCAAATTCTTGCTTCATTTGCTCTAATTGCTGGTCGAGTTGTTTAAGCTCATTTTCATGAGCTGTCTTTTCATCATTAAATTTATTAATAAGTTTAACGATAGCAGCAACATTATCTCCTTGAATTGCAGCAACAGCAGCAGTAAGGTCACCGTTTTGAGCAGCACTAAAAGCAAATTGTTTAAGTTGGTCAAGTTTTTCTTGTTCTTTGACAGAATTTTTAGCTTTAATTACATAATCAGCATAAATATGTTTATCAATATCAACAGAAACATATTTAAGATTATTTTCATCATCGCGATAAGAAGTATCGAGTCCATCAATCCACGCAAATTTAGAATAATCCATATCACGAGCATAATCTCTTTCACGCATTAAATCCATCATATATTCTATAATAACAGAACCCATACTACCTCTAACAATAGCTTCTTGGGTAGTTCCTTTACCAGCAGAATTAGCAATATCTCCATATCTTTGAGGAGTCATATCAACTTGCATCTTAGCTGTATTTTCAATATCAGCTAAAAGATTAGTAAGTTGAGTAAGATAATCTCCAATATTATTTTGAAGAAATCTCACTTGTTGAGCACGAAGCATTCCTTGGTCTTCACTATCATCAATATAAAGAACTCCATCAGCAATCATTTTATAAATTGTATCTTCTGGGACTCTACCAAGAAGAGATTTAGCTATCATAAGGACATTAAGTTTATTCTTGGCAAGAACCATTTCTCTATGATAAGCAACAATATTATAAAATACTTGGAATGGAGTAACAATATCAAGAATACTAAATTTACCAAAACCAGGAAATAATTCATTCATTCCATTATAAGGAAGTTTACCGTTTCTATTATAAGCAACAGCACGAGCTTTATATGGATAAATAGCATATTGTCTACAACCTATTCTTGTAGATTCATATACCTGTGGAACATAAATATATTCCATAGAAATATCTCCAATATCAAAATTTAATTCATAATTATCTTCTTCCATTCGAGTAGAAATAAATCCTGCTTGATTTTGATAAGTAACAATACATCTTCTAATTTCACCCCTCCAAACTACATGCCAAACATCATAAAGATTACTATTTAAATCTCTAATCATACTTGGCTCTTTACTAAAGAAAGCTCTATCTTCTTTATTAAATCTACTACAAATGTCTGGATAAAACCTTTCATAAGTAGCAAAATCAAGAGGAGTTGTTGGGTGACCATTTAAAGCATAATAATCCTCAAGAAATTTTCTATCTACATCAGTAAGATATTCATCAAATTCATCAATTATCTGTTGATATGTAAGTTTACGTCTTTCAGCAAACATATCATAATCTTCAACAAACATATTATCGTTAGGGACAGGAAAAGCATCTCTTAAAGAAACAACTCGTTTAATAATCTTTTCTCCAATAACATCAGTATAAGTATAACATTCACCAAATGTTACCCATTCAAAATACGCTCTTGAATAAATAAGTTTATCTTCTGTAATATCACGAATTACATTAAGAATTTCCTGTCCTTGAGCAGATATATCATCAATATATTTTTCATTAAAATCTGCAATAAATTCTTCAATATTAAATTGTTCTTGAGGATTAAATTGTTGTGGGTCATTACCTTGGTTAATCCAATTAGTATAGCTTTCTTGAATTTTTGCAGCTATTTGTTCTTGAACAATAAAAGCAAGTTCTTGACGAAGTTTTGAATTTCTTGCAAGAATTACTTCTGGATTATTAGCACCAACAATAAAGTCATGAGGATTTTTAATATATTCAGAAACATATCTTCTGATAACACCTTTCATAATATCATAATTCCTCATTGTAGCAGGAAAACGAGTATATTTTTCATTAGTAGCATTATAAGGATTTAGAATCTTTTTATAAAATTCAGAAGGAATATCACCTTTAAGAACTCTATATTTTTTTTCTAAATCAGAACTATTTCTAATATTCTGACCTTGTGCTATAATCCAATCACAACAACCAGCATACCATTCAGGTTTATTTTTCTCGGCATTACTAACTCGTTGACGAGGAAAATCATATTCTCTTGGAAGTTCAACCATCTCAATTAAATTTTAAAACCAATCTCTATTTAAAATATCAACTTGTTCAAGATTTTCCTCATCAAGAGGTTTTCTACTTGTAAGTTCAGATTCAGCTCTGAGTTGCATAGCTTTCCATTCTATGCCACGAAGTATCATTTCGGATACTCTATCAAAATTACCTTTATTATTCCATTTTTTAAGTTCTAGAATAGTTTGATAATCATAAATAGTATGAAAATTTCTTATAGGATTTCCAAATTCATCTTTACCAATTTCTTCATAAAGGAATTCTTTAAGAAGTCTAATACCGTCAAGTTTTCTTGTAGCAGAACACATATTATAACCATAAGTTGAACTTGTTTTACCTTTTAATGTAGAATCCCAAACATATAAAGGTTCAAATGAAAGATAACGAAGAGCATTCCATTTTCTAAAGTTAGAAACAGTTTCACCTCTATTAACCTCAACATTTGTAGTTCCAATACAATTATAATATTTAGCTAAAAGATAACAAATATGGTCGGCTTCTTCAAGTTTATCA